TTTGACCCTCTTCAGAAATTTTGAAGTTAATGTTATATGGAACACCATAGATAAGACTGTTGAAGTCACCAGCCAAAAGGTCGCCTTTCTTGAATTGTTTAGATTTCAAATCTACGGTAGTAATACCATCAATGGTATTATTTACCTTGTCGTAAATTGTTTTCTTGTCGCCGTCACGGCTTTCACGCAATGCTGAACGGTTTTGAACCTTAGAAACAAAGGCATTAGGGTTTACGTCCGCTTCATATAGCGCGTCTTCCAATTTAAGAAGGTTTTCATAGTTGATAGGCCCCACGATAACATGGCTTGAATCTTTAGCGGACTTGGCTACTGAGTTAGCAAAAGGCGTTTCATGGCCCAAAAGTCCAGCTTCATCAATTTTAGTATGGAAAGCTTCAACAATTTGTGGTTTCATGTCTTCAAAGAATTTTTGCCATGTGTAGTTAAGTGCTTCACGGGAAGCGACAAGAATGATCCCCAATTTGTGAGCTTTAAGAGTTACCGGAACGACTTCAGGTTTATCAGTCTTGATTTTTTCGGTTTCGTTTACCCAATAAGCTGAAACCCCGTCTGTTTGGACGTAAACGGTTTTTTCTTGCAAGCCGTCCATTTCGTGATATTGTCCAAGTTGCATTACAAGGGAATTTTCTGCGACATCTTTCATAATGATATCGGTCATTTGTTTGGTAAAAGTTCCGTCTTTCTTTTCTGAAACTAGGACTTTATCAGGGTTAAAAGTTTGTACTGTCATATTTTAAATTTCTCCTTTAAGGTGTCTTATTTAATGATTCGGGAATTTCGGAAGATATCCCCTTTATCTGTGCTTTCCGCCCCGTTAAGTTCGGATGAAACTTTAGGGGGTTCAGATTGCGAATATTCAGCCTTAATTTCGCTGATAATACTTTCAAGATCTGCAATAGCCTGCAAAGTACCTTCAGCCGTATCTTTTACGACAAAAGAGATTACCTTATCATTAACCGGCAATTTACGACTTGAAAGCGTCTTAATCGCTTCATCTGTCAATTCTCGCTTGGTTTGTTCTTTCTCTAAACCGGCGATCTTATCAAGTAAAGCTTGCTTTTCTGCTTCAGCTTCTTTCCGGCGGTATTCTTCCAATTCCTTGCCGGTCAGTTCGCTTTCTGCCTTGTATTTTTCCAAGGCTTTAGAAATTGCGTCTGCTGTGTCTTTGGAGTGCTTTTCTTCCAAAGATTTCAAACGGCGTTGCATTTCGGCAACTGAAACCATCTTTTCCGGTTCTTGCGTCGGATTGCTAGCTTGTTCCTCAACTGTTTCCGGTGCTTGTGGTTCAACAACTTGTGTATTTTGTTCTTCTGCCATTAGTAGGCTCCTTTCTACGCTTTTACGGGCAACCCCCCCGAACTCATGCAACTTTTAACGTCATTTAGCACGGTTTGGACAAAGAAAAAAGAAAGTGAAATTCTAAATTTCATCTTCTTTTAGATTTCAACAATCATAGTTGAACATGAAGAAACAAAAATATTTTTTATTTCTAATTCACATTCCAAAAAATCTACCGGATAATCACCATCCAGCCATTTTCCGCCTTGTGTTACGTTGAAATACGTTCCTTCTTCTACAAATTCAGCAAGTTCTTTCACTTTCATTGTTCATCTTCCTCATTTAGTTTAAAATCGTTTAAGGTGCTACCGCCCTTTTTATATTTTAGTTCGATATGTCCATAACCCGAACACCTACAATTTGGGTGCATAGGGTACATATTCACACCCTTTTCAAGTTCATCAATCGGGAAGGCCTTGCCGTCCAAAGGGGCGCATATCTCACACGCTCCCGGTTCGGCCACAAAAATAAAATGTGTAAACTCATTCGCTACCAGCATTTCTTTTTGTGTGTCCGCATTGATTCGGGCTATTTCTGTCTTGATCAACCTTTCAGCACTTGACCGGCTAGCGCCGGATTTCTTAGCTAGTCGGTCCCGTTCCTGTTTGTAACCCATCATATCCGTATAAATACGGTTAAGAGAAGCAAAAACATCCTTTTGTAAGGTTTGCTGTAAGCCTGTTTTCCCCCAAACACGGTTAGAAAAAGATTCACCATAAAAATCAGCGTCTAAAATCGCTTCTAGGCGCTTTTTCACTCCCTTGGATGAATTGCCCAAAATCCCCGCTTGGCGTCTAAATTCGCTTAGTATTTCATCCCTACGGGCCTTGTCAAACATTTCATAGGTTTCCGCTGTTAGGTTTTGAATTTCCAAGTCTAATTCAGCCTTCAAAAGCTCCAGCCGGCTTACTTTCATTTTCAAGTTATAAACTCTTAACCATTCATTAGTAGCCGGGCTAAAATCTTTTTCTTTAACAGCTTTATAGGCCTTACGGTTGAACTTGGTAACGTCCATTTTGTCAGCGCGTTTCATGGCTTCCTGTTTAGTCAAGCCCTCACGGCCCGCATAGTTGATATAAAAGCGATCTATTTGGGCCTGAAGGCGGTTATAAGATTCCTGATAGATTTCTACCAAGATTCTTTCACGTTCTAAATCCCGTTTCATTAAAGCGGTTTGGGCCTTGCGTTCGGCGTTGTATCTCTTATTGTCCGCTATCTTCAGATTCATCTGCCACACCTACGCTTTTCGCTCTTTCAAAATCGCTTGCGCCTTCTTCTTTCTTGATCCGGTCAATTTCCGTTTCATAATCTGTAAAGCTTGCGTTATTAAGTAGGGTTTCTTGTGATACTTCCCCACCCGCTTCAATGTAAGCCTTAATTTCCGTCCATACATCTTGCGGAATGTTAGGGTGAAAAGTAAATGTCAGCTTGTTCGCTTCGATTACCGGACCATTCACGGCCTTATGAATGTTACTGATCAATTCATAGCGACGGCGCAAAGCCTTAGTAAAGTATGTTTCTTTGTCTTTGCGTACCTGTTCCAGCCCGATCATCTTATAAAGTAAGGCAATTCCGGACTGTGTGGAATTGAAGCGATCATCATCTAAATTAGGAATACGACTAAAGCGGTGAATATCATTCGCCAAACGGTTCTTATAAGCTTCCGTTCCGCTTACGTCGTATTGTTTATAAATATAGCCGGCGTCCGCTGTCGTTTGCTGACCCGTTGCGCTGATACCCGTTTGAAGTAGTAGCGTGTTTGCGTCTTTCATTTTGGCCACATTGTCAGCCGTTGCCCCGATAGCTTCCAAGTCCCCCTTAATCAATAACATGGCGTCATTGAGATCACTCATATAGTTAGCGGTGTCTGATTCGCTAGCGTCGTAAGCGTCAATCAGGGAGATCTCACTTTCATAGTCACCCATTCTGTAGCGATTATTCCACCATTCAACAACCGGGATATCGTTGTAGTTGTGTTTAGTGATTTCATCAACCACCAAGGCCGGTGAATTGTAAGAAAACGGCTTATAGGTGATTACTTGATCTTTGGTGTAAAAGGTCATGTTTACCTTGCCATTATAAACGGGTAAATGAACGGCCCCAATTATGTTTTGTTCAACTGTTAAGCCACGAATAACAAACATTTCAAGCGGACTAATCAAAACTACCCGGTCCATATTATCCCGATCACGGAAGTGATACTCATAAGCCCGGCCATAAACGGAAGCGTCAAAGGCTAGGTCATTATTCAGGGCGTTAATGTCGTTATTCCATTCAATTTCTTTGATTGTCTGAAGCTGTTCTTTCTGTCCACCTTCCAGCACTCCCACGGTCACGGGGTTTCCGATAACGTAAGAAGTAGCAAAGCTTGAAATATAACCACCCCAGCGGTGCCTTACTCGGTAATCTGCTTTCTCTTTATCCAGCCGGCGTTTACCATATAAAATACTATGGTTTTCCCCTTTGGCGTATGAAGCCAAAATACGCAAGCGCTTCTTTTGACTGTCAAAGAACACGCCTAACATATTCTTCAAGGCTTTCTTCCCTTCAGGGGTTTCTAGTAGTGCTTCACTAGAAGAATATCTAAAGGGTTCATTAGAAGCACTGTCAAAGCGTAAAGAATCGCTTCTACTTCCTACTTCAATATCTAAACCGTGTTCAAATTCGTTTACATGATCCATCTTTTACCTACCTTCTAAATAATCGGTTAACTTTTGAAATCGTCTTATTAACGTCCAAATCTTTCTTAGCTTGAAAAATTCTATCTTGAATTGCGTAGCGCATAGCGTCCAAACAGTGGTTATAACTGTCCACCGGTTCATTAATGTATTCATTAGTTGCCCGGTCCTTCTTCCAAGTGTAATTCTCTAATTCCTCAATGGTCTTTACACATCTTTCATCCACGATAATTTCATACTGTAGTATGTATTGAATCCCTTGCATAACCGATCCGGGGCCTTTCATAACGTCAATTACCCGTGGAATGTCTAGGTTTCTTAATTCCTGATTAGATTTCTTTTCAGCACTATCGGCCCTAATAATCTCTTTAGCATATCCAAGGGCCTTTATTGCTTCAGCTATCTTGTCATTAGTAAGACCCTTTCTTACATATTCTTCCACGATATAAAGACGCCTATTTTCATCATCAATTTTAATGTGCATAAAGGCGCTAGGGTCATTTATGAAACCATAGTCAAGGCCAAAATAAGACGGGAATTGTTTTAATTCTTCCTTGTTTAAGAGTTGTTTCTTATACTTTGGAAATACCAGCTTGTCTAGCGTTGCGAACTCCCCCAGCGCGTAAATCTTGTAATAGGCTTCATTCCGGTTTGCTAGTTCCTCAATATTTTCCTTTGTGAGATCATCAAGAAACCTGTTATCCTTATATGTCGTTTGATAGATAACGGTATTTTTGGGCTTCTTCACAAAGAAGGCGTTATACACCCAATTAACCTTGGAAACTGGGTTAAACATCAAATAGATCTGCTTCTTAGGGTGTTTCTTATCCCGTAACCGTAGGGTTAATTGTGTATAATCATCTAAATTAAATTCTGAAGCTTCTTCCATTACTACTTCTGAAATCCCTTTAATAGACTTGATCTTTTCCGGGTTATCCAACCCCTTGAAAATAAATTGGGCGCCGTTCGGTAGTTCGATCCGGTAAGCGGAATTGTTAACCTTACAAGCACCAAGCAGACCCCACGTTTCCAAACATTGCTTGACGTCTTCAAAGATTGAATCGTAAACGCTGGATCCAACTTTACGCAAAAAAAGAACCTTCCTTGGGTGCTTCCAAGGCTGAAGGCTCTTAAATACTATCTTTTGAATAACTCCATGACTTTTCCCGGATGAAGCACCGCCGTAGTGAATTTCTGTGAAGGTGTCATAGTCGGTTAAGTGGTCGTATATATGCTTATTGAAAACACGGCTGGGGCGCTCTATGGTAATATTGATTTTAGGTTTAGTCTTCATCATCCCAATCACCTAATTTAATTTCAATATTTTTATTGATCTGTTCAATTTCTTGTTTATCACGCCATTCTTCAGGTATTCTATTTTTGAGCCAAAAGACTTGTGCTGTGACATTCGGTTTGCTGTACTTCCTCACGGTTACGACTTCACCCGCATTTGTTACCGTTTCTTCTAGGTAATGGAAACCAACCGCGGATTGGTGAAGGGCGTTAAACACTTGAGCGTCTGCCACTTCTTTACCAGCCTTTAGGGCGTCCGAAAACTCCGAATAGTCTTTTTTCCACTTGTAAAAAGTTGAAGGGACAATGCCTATATTTTCGGCTATTTGTTTATCAACTAACCCTTTCTTAGCCCAATATGAAATTAATTCCAAGTTTTCCTTGGTTAACCATTCTTTTGCTTTAGACATTTTACCCCCTTTCTACAAAACAAAAAAAGGATAAATCACCTTTGATTTATCCCCATTACTTGACAAATACCATTGTAACACATTGCCTAAATCGTGCCTTAACAGCGAATGTCATTTGTTATCATTCAGGATTTTCTCTAATTCACTAATAGCAGATCTTTTTAAACGGTAGTAAGTAGGTAGTGAAATACCGTCCAAATCGTTACAAATATCCAAAACGTGTTTTTTGACTATGTAAGTAAGCCTTAGTACGGTCCTTTGTTTAGGGTCTTTTAATTTATTGATCATTCTACCAAGTTCTAGTTTTCTGTCAATAATTTCGGCCGTGTCTTGTTCTATAGCTTCCTTCATAACAATTAATTGTGTATAGACATCATCAACCTTCCGGCCCTTACCGCCTGAAACTTTATCTGCCTGAAATTTAGGGCTTGATAGTAGCCCGGCTTCTAGTTCATTAATTTCATCCATTCGGCTTTTTATGTCAATGTCTAATTTTTGCAATTCATCAAGTAAATCTTGTGCTTTGATACTCAAACCCCGTAACTCCTTTTGAAAAATGATATAATAAGAATACTCCTTATTTAATATATTTTTTGTTTCGTGAGAGAAAGTCGGTTTTGCAGTACGCCGGCTTTTTTTTATTTTGGGCGCGTGTATCAGACGCCCGGATAGATTTATATTTGTTTAGGAGTTTTCAACCCCCTTTCTTAATAAAATTTTCGATACACTAACCACCCGGAAGCCTTCTACAACTTGCGGGCGTAAAAATCAAACTCCAAGAAGCAAGCACCTTTCTTTGATAAGGTTTCTATAGGCTTCTTTCCGGGCCTTTCTTCGGTCTTT